TGAGGTCACGCATAGCGATAGACAACTGGTTACCAGCCAGCTCACCCTTCACACCCTGGTCGGCAAACGCGGCCAACACCGCGACACCTTCCTCAACGTCTTTGTTCACCATCTTCAAAGCCGCACCGGCTTTGTTGGTTAGCGCACTAGAGAACTGTTCAACTGTTGCGTTAGCCAACGTGTTAGCTTTCACCAGCACGTCAGAAACACGCGCCATGTTCGTCATATTCTGCTCAGTGTCATCAACAGACAAACCGAGGGCGCTTTGTGCGTCAGTGAGCAAGTCAGTTGCCAACGCCATATCGAACATCCCGGCCTGAGCAAACTGTGCAACCTGAGGCAAAGCCTTCAAAGATTGCTCAGCATCAAGGCCGGCGCTAGCTAGGAAGAAGAAAGACTCAGCGGCTTGGTCGGCGCTGAACGTTGTCGTTTTCGCAACCTCACGAGCTGCGTCAGCCATGTCGTTACGCATAGCGTCAGAAACGTCACCCATGATAGCGACAGACTGTTGCATCTTTGCGTCAAAGTCAGCGAAGCTTTGAACGCTTTTGATAGCCACGGCACCGATAGCAGCGGTAGCAGCGGCAGCAATTTTGCCAACGTTTTTACCAAACTTCGACAGATTGGACTCGGCTTGGTCGAAACCCTTTTTGTCAAACTTTGACAGAATGTTCAAGTAAATAGCCATGTCACATCGCTCTCAGTTTTTGGTTCGTTTCAGCAGCCAACTTGTTCACCGCTGCAAGTGCAACACTTTGCACATAGGGGCGCGAGTCAATGAACGCATCGTATGCAAAATATCCGGCACGGCCACGTATGGGGTAATACTTCTCCAACCCTTCAATCAGGCCGTCACCCTGCCCCGCTACTTTGTGGGTACGGGTAACCTTGTCGCCACGGCGCTGGTATTCCTTCGACACTGGCCGTGGTGTGTTGCGCCGCAACCCTGCCAGTTCAGCGTAATCGAAACCCAGACCACGGGCACCACCCGTAACAGTGATACTGACAAGACGTGTGCCGCCTTTACGTGACCGGCCAGGGGTGAAATTGACAACGGGTTTGTTTACACCACGCCAACGGGTGCGGCCACGGTGGCGCATACCCCGTAGCTTTGTGTCCCGTGAAATGCTTGACGCAATCTTTGCCGTAACCGGCGCAATCTTTTGCTTCAGCTCACTGCGCAACTCGCGTACCAGGTTGCTGTCAGTTTCGCGGATAACCTTGATGGCTCGGTTGAGGTCAGCTTGGTCAAACGTGACTGATGACTTGAACACCGGCGGCTCCTAACCACCCCATTCTATCGCCGGCGTTGTTTCTGTTGACGGTTACGCCATATCAGATACCGCTCAATAGTGAACAGCATTCGCGGTTCGAGCTTTAGAAGTTCGGTAGGGCTTATGCCTGACTCAACAGCCAGGCTAGCGATGTGCCAGTGCATAGACGCATCGCCGAGCCCGACTATTTTTTTGGTTCGGCTGCGCTCACCATGTCAACGGTTTCAAGCCACTTGTCGAAATCCAGTTTGGTTTCCCCTGTGCGGTGCAACACGTGCCATGCCAGGTAGAACAAGTGCGTCATCTTGAGTTCTTTTTCAAGCCGCGCCATGCTCATGTCAAACTTTGTTTCGAACGCAACAATGTCAGCAGCGATGCCAACAACGTCAGTGCTAGTACCGTCGTTGAGCTTTACGTGTAGGTTGAAATTCATAGCTCTATACTACGCGGTTCCGCGGGTAACTTCACCCACGACAGGCCACGTGACCGACATGGTGGCGAGGTCGCCAATCGAGTTAGCCAGTGGTTGCGTTTGGGTGACCAAAGCTGTGAACGAATATGAGGGGTTCGATGCTGTAGCGCTACCGCTGGTCGGCTTTGCCACAATAGCAACGGTGCCGCCGAGGTTGTTCCACAGTGTTTCGTCAACGGAACCGCTAGCGAAATCCTGATGGAAGTCAAGGCTCACAGAAGCGTCTTTTAGCCCACCGATGCGGGTGCGCCATGCCGAACCGAAGGCTGTCGTTTCCTGCTCTTCGCTTGTGATGTCAATGGTCACAGCAGCCAGGCTGGAACTAAAATCTGAGCCGCCGATTGTGATGTTGTAGTCCTGCGCAATAAGCTTGGCCACTTTTACTCCTTATTCTGCGTACACCGTGACGATTACGTCCATCGCCACGTATGTTACTTCACCAATAATAGCCGAACCGATGTTTGTCATTTCAGTCACCCGACAGTCAACAGCGTTGCCTCCGAGCGTCTTATCTGATTCTATCGCGGCCTTGATTGACCGTGCGCCGGTGCTGATGTAATCGTTCAGGCGTTCCTGTGCCCGCCGTTCATCAACCCTAGCCACAATCACTGACACGGCGAACTGCAACGTGTTCAAACCTGCCGCGAACGCTGTGTCGTATAACACTGAGTTCAAGCTCACTACCGCAATGGGGGGGCTGATGTTGTCAGGTATTTCAGCGGCGGTGCGAAGGCCGTCAATAGTGCCAACGTTGGCCGCTATGCCGTCACGAATGTCAGTTATGTTCACGCCATCAACACTTTCCGGTATGGCATGAGCAGCGCTTCAATGTCTGGGTCGAAACGGCCAACACGTATCAAGCCGAGGTCGCCAAAGCCTGCCACACCGAGCGGGCTGTCGTAACGTTTGAACTGACGCATAGCGTAAAGAATTGTGGCCTGTTTGATTGCTGTGGGTACTGTGGCGTAACCGAACACTCCCACAACTTGCACGGCGGCTTCACCAGAGTTGATGTTGCGTGGTTCGTACACCGGGAATATGTAATCGCCAACAGCCCTGATGCGGGTGCCGGGGGTTTCTACACCGCCGGCTATACCGTTCAACGGTTCAAGCTGGTAATCAGTTTCAGCCCATGTCACGTCATAAACCCCGTCACCTGCCGATGATGTTTTCAGGGTTGTAATGGTGCGCACGTCATCAACCTGTGTAATGAAACCGTCCTCGGGCATATAGACGCGTGTGGCTGTGCCTACGTTGTAGAACACGCGTTCGCAATAACCGTCAATTTCACGGCTAGCGGCTTCTATAGAAAGTTCGAGCAAGCTGTCGTCAACGGTGTCGGATACGGGTATGCGTAGTGCCGCTTTGACGTCGTTGAGTGTGGCGTAGCCGTTAGTGATGGCCATGTGATACCTCCGGTACTCATTCTACCCGTTAGGCGTCAAGCCACTCATTCGCACGGCGTGTAGTCAACGACCAACCACCCTCAGAATAGTCCTCCTCAAACTGCTTCAGTTTGAAATACTCTTGGTTCGCTTTGAACGTGACCTCGTTGCGGTAACCAAACCGCGCATCAGCCTTGAGCGTTGAACTGTTGTCATGCGTTAGCCCTAACTGCAATGCCACAATATCGAAGCCCTGAAACTTCACCCGCCGCTCGTAATCATCGTCCTCAAAATATGCGGGGTGCAAACCCTCATCCCACAACCCCACACGGCGCACAACCTCCTCACCCACAGCGAACGCCTGCCACTGTGGTTGCGCTGCGCACAACGTGAGCGCGTCAGTGCGGGCACCCGCTAACAGTTCAAGGTCGCCGGGCGCAAAGATAATGTCGTTACTGGCAAAGAACCATCGTGCGTCATGTGGGAACAGTTTGACACCCAGGTTCCATGACCCAGCGACACCCAGGTTTGCCGGTAGCGGCAAGTAGGTTACCTGTTCAAAACAATCATTCAGTTCAAGCGGTTCAGCATCATCACGGTCAACCGATGCCCCGTTATCAAGAATCAGCAGATGCCCTACCGGATAGTCAACACTGTTCACCATGCGTTGCAGAAGGTCGTAACGGTTCAGCACCGGCACGATTAGGTTCTCAAGCATCACACCCCCGTAAACCTGTGGCCCTCAAGATTGAAATTTATGAACGGGTTGAGCGACATCACACTAATGCCGTATTCCTGCCGTAACCAATCAGCCATCAGCTTATGATGCTTGTCATACAACTGCCACAGTGTGTGCCCATCTTTTACCGGGTATGTGTTCACCCTGTCGGCCCCGTCAATCTGTCCACAGTCAGCACCTACGAGGATAATTTTTGACGCACCCAGGAACGCGGCCAGGTGCATGGCACCGTGAAGGCTTGATGAACCATACGCTAGCGAGCCCTGTGGTGGCGTGTGAGGGCCAAACGGGTTCCAGCCGGCACCGGGAGGGGCGTAACTTTTCTGAGGCGCTAGAGCGAGCGTTGCGGGTTGCTCACCCTGCCACGGTTTCTGCGTGAGCGTGTCACCACCCAGCGTCACCACAACGTCAGTATCAGGCACTAGGTTTGCCGCGTTCGCATGGTAATGAGTGAACGCGTACTGTGGCCGCAACCCTATAGCGCGTGCGCTGAAATTCGTGGCCACAACAATCTCATCAAAGAACACGCTCGCGTGAACGAAGTTCAGTGAAGGGCCACTACCCAGCACCCAGATTGTTTCGCCCTCATGTTTGTTGCGTAACTCGTCAAGCTGCA